TCTGGCTGCTATTGACGCCCACAAGGCCTTGGGGTTCGCGGCAGAGGGGCGCAAGCGCACCGGGTTCGACATTGCCGACAGCGGGCAGGACAAGTGCGCTACGGTGTACGCCCATGGCTCGGTGGCTCTGGGTGCTGACATGTGGAAGGCCGCAGAGGATGAGTTGCTCAAGTCGTGCACGCGGGTCTACCACGCCGCCCGCGCGGTGGGCTCGGACATCACCTACGACTCTATCGGCGTTGGCGCCAGCGCAGGGGCCAAGTTCGGAGAGATCAACCAGGCCCTGACGGGCTCATCGCCGGTCCGATACGCCAAGTTCAACGCGGGCGCTGGCGTGTGGCGCCCTGAATCCATCTACAAGCCTGACGCCCAGGGCAAGGGCACCAAGAACAAGGACATGTTCAGCAACATCAAGGCGCAGGCATGGTGGCTGCTGGCCGACAGATTCCGCAACACGTTTAACGCAGTGCGCAACGGCGACAAGTTCCCAGAAGACCAGCTAATCAGTATTTCCAGCGACCTGCCGCACCTTCAATTGCTGATTGATGAGCTGTCAACACCCTTGAAAAACTACGACAACAACGGGCGCGTGAAGGTTGAGAGCAAGCAGGACCTGGCCAAGCGCGGGGTAGCCAGCCCAAACCTTGCAGACGCTGCTGTGATGGCCTTCGCGCCTGAGGCTGGTTATCAGGCAGGCATATTTATCTGACACAGCACTTACAGAAAAAATAAAGTACAATTGCATCATCGAGTGTTGCAGCACAAGATAAAGTTAGATGGCCTAGGCCTACGCTTTTGCCCAGAAATGGGACGTGCTGCAACACGGAAAGCTTGGACCTAGGCTTTTTCACGTCAGGGTGCGTATCGACCAGCTAATTTGCCAATGTCGCGGCAGAACCCATATAGCGATGGCGATTCACTGACAACCCCGTCGCCAGGGCGTTTCACAGCGACCCTCAAAACCAGCAATGTAAACTGACAAAGCGTTTGGCCCACGTAATCGGGCGCTGGATAGTTTGAATGTGACGTTAAGCGAGCATGAGGTCTGCAAGGGCTGCATGAACTTGGTTCCATAGGATTCTGCAAGTCAGTATCAGGAACCTCGGGGTTGTCCTATGGGGCAACGTCCCTAGCATGAGCGGCTATGGCCCAAACAATCACCGTAAACACCAGCGATATTGACATAATCCGAGCGCGTCAGCTCGCCTATGGCGGGTCACTGGACGCAAAGCGGCCCGACTCGTGGCAGGTGTACGGCTACCCAGACGAAGTAACCTTTGAGCGCATGCTGACCGCCTACGAACGCGGCGGTGCTGCACATGGCGCAGTTCACCGGATGCTCGATGGCTGCTGGCAGGACAACCCCCGAATCAAGACCGAAGGCAGCGAAGACGAAACGCCATGGGAGAAAAACACCCTCAAAGTGCTGAAGTCAGTACGAGGCTTTGCCAAGCTGCGCGACCTTGACCGCAGGAACATGATTGGCAGGTACGCCGGGTTGATTTTGCGCGTTGCTGACAGCCTGGCATTGCGTGAGCCCATGGTGAGGGCGCAAAAGCTGGTTGACATGGTGCCCGTGTACGAAAACCAGCTCAGGGTAACGGCATGGAACTCTGACGAAACATCAGAGGACTACGGCAAGCCCATGATGTATCAGTACCGCACCCGGCCAGTGCAGAACCAGGGCGACACGCAGGGCAGGCCAGAAACGTGGGTTGATGTTCACCCCTCGCGCATCATTATCATGGCGGAGGGCAGCGTTGGTGACATGTTTGACGGTGTGCCGCTGCTTAAGGCTGGTTTCAATGCGTTGGTTGACATCGAGAAGGTCAGCGGCGGCTCTGCTGAGTCGTTCCTGAAAAACAGCGCCCGGACAATCACGATCCAGTACGACAAGGATGCAACGCCCATAACCATCGGTGAGGACGGGATAAAAGTCGATGTCAAAAAGGCCCACGAAGACCAAGTAAGGGCGCTGAACAAGAACCAGGATGGCGCAATCGTCACGCAAGGGGCCAGTGCTGGCGTTCTCCAGACCACTATCAGCGACCCAGGCCCATCGTTTATGGTGCCTGCCAATATCTTTAGCGCTTCGGTGCAACTGCCGTTCACGATTCTTTTCGGCCAGCAGACCGGGCGGCTTGCAAGCGATCAGGACAAAAAAGACGCTGATGCCCGCTACAAATCCCGCCAGACCAACGACATCACGCCAGTAATCGAGGAAACCATCAAGCGCTTGCAGGGCGTGGGAATCATCGAGCCAGGCGCATTTGTGGTGGAATGGCGCGACATATCCGCACCGTCAGACCTTGATAAGTTGAACAACCTTAAATTGATGACCGGGGCCATGGCCGAGGCGTTCCAGACTGGTATGCCTGCGCTGTTCACATCTGACGAATTACGCGCTTCGGTTGACTATGAGCCTGTGGATGAGTCACAATTGCCCGGTACTCCGAAAGAAGGCGACCCGGCAAGTGAGAGCCAAAAGGAAATTTATGACACACACAGCACCAGACGTTAAAGACTCCATCCAAAACGAAGTTATCCACAAGCATATGCTTAACGCTATCCCGGTAGCCATCAAGATGCTGCAGATGGCGCAGGACGAAAAGCTGAACCGCTTCCAGTGCGAAGTCCAGTGCAAGGCGGCAATGTCCGTGCTTAATCTGGCGCATATGTGACAAACCCAATCATCCCAGGCACCCCACAAGACCGCACAGGCTCAGCCGGACTACTACGCAAGGCCATAGCAGACATCCGGCGCAGGTACGCGGGACTACAGGCCGAGGTACTGGCAACATTTGACGCAATCCAGGTTTACAGCCTGAACGATGCCGCCGACCGCGTAGCTTATGGCATGACCCCGGAGCAGATGCAGGCGCACAGCGATGCACTGGCCGCAACCTTTGACCGCTGGCTTATACCGTCACTCAGCGCCAAAGACCCGGCAAACGTTTTCTGGTGGTCTGGTTATGTCGAAGATGCCGCAACGCTTGGGGCTGCGCAGTCAGTCGCAAACCTGAGCAACTTGTCAGCAGCTTATGGCGCAAGCAGGGCGCTTGAAACGGTCATCTACAGCACACCGTACAAAGTCCGGCTGGCGATGGCTCAGATCAAGAGTTATGACCACTGGGTAGGACTTGCAGCACAGCAAAAGTCAGACCTCAGCGCCATCATTGGCCGTGCAGTGGTTGACGGCAAGAATCCGCGCACAGTCAAGACTGAAATCATGGATCAGCTCAAAGTGAGCAAGTCCAGGGCAGAGGGCTACGCGCAAACCGACATCACGGACACGCTGCGGCAGGCGAAGATGGCCGAGGCTGAAGATGCGAGGGAGGCTTTGAATCTGAACATCGTCATGCTGTGGACATCTGCGCTGATATCAACCACCAGGCCGACCCATGCGGCCAGAAACGGCAAGGTCTACACGACGCAGGAGGTCAAGGCGTTTTATGCGAAGGATGGCAATCGATATAGGTGCCACTGCGGGCTAACCCAGGCGCTACTGGATAAGGACGGCAAGTTGCTGCTGTCAGACAAGGCCAAGGCCCGGTTCAAGGCTGAAACTGACGCTTGGGAAAAGGCCCAGGCCGACAAACAAGCGTCGTAAATACGTATTTACGATTTTCCGGGCCTACTGGGTTTCTTGGTGGCAGGCTTCACCACTGGCGGCGGCGCTGAATCCTTTGGCTTGGGGTTTTCAGCGATGTAGCGGCCCATGATCGACAGCGAGTGTGTTTCGAGGTCAAGCAGGCGGGGTGAGATCAGGGCTGGTTTTTTCACACCCGCAGTTTACAACCTTGCGCGCCAGCTCAAAACCATCCCGGTAGCGTTTAACCGCATTCCAGACGCCTTGATGCGTCAAGCCTGTGGCTGCGACGGCTTCAGCGTTTGACTTGCCTTCAACCAGCGCCAAGCGCGCTGCTTCTTTTGCTGGCCCACCACGGGAAACGATTTGCTTGGCCAACTCTTGGAATTGGGATTCAGTCACAAGATTTGATAAGCAGCTGTGAAGGATGCTTGGCAGTTAAAACGCTCTGAGTCTGCAGAATTGGCTTTTTTGATATAGACAGCACCAGAGTCAACTTCTCTAACCGAAATTTCACCCATAGTGCAATCAATCCGGCCATTCACGTTGTTCAGCGCGCACATGGCGTCAGAAACAGCTTTTGCTTGGTGTTTGTTCAAAATCATGACGTTTTCCTTTGTTACGTGCAAAACCGCACTCAAAATCCCTTTGTGCCGAAGCGTCAGGGCATGCTAATTAGGCTTGCAAGAGATTTTGAAAGTTTTTTCTAGGTGCAAACCCTATAGGGTTTGATGCGGTCCGCCACCCCTCCCTAGCATGGCCCTCATCTAATTTGGGGGTCTCATGACAGTAAAACGGGTTCACATTCTTTCGGCGGTCAATGCGGCCAATGTCAGCAAGTCGGGTGGGACGTACACCATCAAGGATGTTTGCGGGGCCATCGACGGAATCGTCATGAATGGCCGCATGTACCCCGGCGACCAGCTTGCCGCAGGTGTCGAAAGTCTCAACGGCAAACCAGCACCAGCAGGCCACCCAAAGAACGCGGCAGGCCAGCACATCAGCGCACTGAACGGCGAGGCGCTGGCATCCGCATGGATTGGCAGTTACGCCAAAAACGCACGGCATGAAGGCGGCAGGACGCTGGCCGACATTCTGGTGAACGAGGCCCAGGCCAAAGCACACCCTGACGGTTTGAAGCTGATTGAACGGCTGGACGCTGCTATTGCAGGTACGAACGCTGAACCCATCCACGTATCCACCGGGCTCAACCTTGTTGAAATCAAGGCCAACGGCGAGAGCATGGGCAAGAAGTATTCCAGCATCGCTACCAACCTTCAATATGACCACCTAGCCATCCTGCTAAACGAACAAGGCGCAGGCACCCCGGCCCAAGGTGTCGGGATGTTCCTCAACTCCGAAGGCCAAGCCGAAGAAGTCGAAACCGTCACGATTAACACCCAGCCAGAAGACAAACGCTACGAGGGGCTAACCGGCTGGATTCGCAAGTTGTTGGGCAACTCTGAACTGTCCTTCGAGCAAATCAGCGAGGGAATCCGCAAGCTATTACCCGAATCCACCTACGTTCAAGAGGTGTTCGCCCGCTATGTCGTCTGGGTCAACTACCAGACAAACGAGATGTTCAAGCAGGATTATTCAGTGGGTTCTGATGGCTCCGTAGCATTTACAAGTGACCCAATCGCTGTAAAGCGCGAAGTCAAGTACGAAACCATCGAAAACTCAGAAAAGGACGATTCTGTGAAAACTCACATTCTTGCCGCGCTCAATGCTGCGGGTATTCAGACGGCAGGACTGGATGACACCCAGATTCTGACCGCCTACAACGCGCTGATTGTCAAGCCTCATCAGGAAGCCATCAACGCAGCCAATGCAAAGGTTGCCACCTTCGAGGCCAACGCCAAAGCAGCCGAAAACGCTGAAGTGCTGACACTGGCAACTGAAATGGCCGTGAACAGCTCCCTGACCGTTGATGACCTGCAAAAGCTGGGCTTGGCCCGCCTGAAGGAAATCAAAGGCAATGCCAAAGTTGCCGCGCCGATTGTTTTGGGCGCACTAGTGGCGACCAATGTCGATGAATTCGATAGCTACGACATCAACAACCCAATGGGAGTTAAATAATGCCATATCGCATTTATCGCGGCCCTGCTGACCAGCAGCCAAAAACCGTATCTGACAAGACCGTAGCTGGTGCATATCTGCCTGCCACCTTTGTGACCGAAGGCGCTACCGCCTTGACCCAGGCCACCGCGTTCGCCCCTGGCCTGCGCTTGCTGTCTGACCGCGATTACTACTCCATTGGACAGTTTGATGCGGTTGACCCGCTCAAGGCGGCCTACACATCCGGCGACACGGGCGTGGCATACGTCATTGAACCTGCCCAGAAATATCAGGCTGCTGTGGCCGCTGCTACCTACACCTACATGCAGGAGCTGATGGTGGGTGCTGCTGGCCGTCTGACTGCCGCGACATCGACAAATGTCGTCGTCGCGTTCTTCACTGGCGTACCCGGCGCCAAATCTGCAGGTGACCTCGTGGACATCGAGATTGCCAACTTCTACACCAAAGCATAAAGGGAGTCACAAAAATGCTTCTCGTAAACACCGAACAACAAACGGTTATCAGCCGCGCTCGTTCTGCATTCAACGCACGTCAAACCTCTATCGCATCCGCCAATCTGTTTGCTGATAAATTCGGCGATGGCGTGACGGGCAACGCCGCTCAGGTGCCGGTGGACGCATGGCGCAGGATTGACACTGAGTCCATTGCTATTCAACGCGACATACTCGCAGTATTCAACCGCTTGGCCGCTGCCAAGTCCACCCCAGTTGCAATGGGCGACCTCGTGAGCTTCTTCCCGAAAATCAGCGATTCTGGTGAAGTGCATGTGTCCATGGACGGCCGCAGCGAAGGCCGCGCAGACCAGGCCGTTATCAAGTACGAAGGTACGCCAGTCCCGATTCTGGACAGCTATGCCCGGTTTGGCTGGCGGCAGATGGAAGTCATGCGCAAGGGTGCAGGCTCGATGGATGTGGACACGGTTGCCAATCATCAGCGCAAAGTGGCTGAAAAGATGGAAGATATGGCCCTTAACGGCCTGCCCGGTATCGTGGTTGCTGGCTCGACCATCTACGGCCTGCGCACTTTCCCGCAGCGTGGCACTGATACCCACGGCCTTGACCTGAACGGCGCAACTGGCGCTCAGTGGCTGGCTGCTATTTCAAAGGTGATTTTCAAAGCTATCGGCCAAAACGCCTACGGCAAAGTGACCATCTTCCTGAATTACAGCGACTACACCTTTGCCGATCTCAATGAATTTGTAGCTGGTTATCCGAAGACCATCCTGCAACGCCTGCGCGAAATCAGCAACGTCGCCGAGTTCGTGCCGTGCTCCCGCGTTCCGGTGAATGAGTTGCTGGCAATCGCCGATATTGGCTCAGGCAAGTGGGGTTCTATCCTGTCCGGTATGCCCATGGTGACCCGTCCAAAAATGCGCCACAACCCCGAAGATGATTACGTCATGGGTGTGATGGCTGCAGTTGCCCCTCAGTTCAAATCGGACTTTGACGGCAAATCGCAAATTGTGCAAGTCACCAAAGCCTAATGCGCGTTGAAATAACCGTGTTAAATGCACCATGGCCTCTCGGGGCTGTGGTCGGTGATGTGGTGGATGTTGACAGCATCCCCGCATGGGCTGTGGGCAAGTGTGTCCAGGTGCCTGATGACACTGAATTGACCATCAAGCCCGAACCCGTATTCGTCGTAAACCCTGACGAATCAAAGCCAAAAAAAGGTAAGTAAATGGCGCACATTGTCAGTCAAGGCGAAGTCAAGCAGTACATGGATTACGCGCTTGGCATTACCTTACCTGAATTTATCGTGCAGGCTGCCATGGACAAGTTTGAAACCGTAGAAACCGCATTAGATGATGCTGGCTATTCGGATGCTGACAAAACGCTCATGGCAGCTATGGCAATCACCATCATTGCCTGCGCTGGTGCCCCTAGACGTATCCAATCGCAGGGCGCACCGTCTGGAGCTTCGCGCAGCTTCAAAAACATTGACAACGCTCTGTCAGCACTTCGCCGCTCACTGCTGGGCCTCGATACGGCGGGCGTTTTGACTGACCTCATCGGGCCCGACCCGGCAATGGCAACCGTGTTCATGGTGGTGTAAGGGTGAGCAGCGCATCCGCATGGTCATACACAAGCAAAGCCA